AGTGTGCGTCCATTTGGTGCACCAGCAAACAATACCTATTGGTTAGACCTAGTGAATACCACATGGGGTATCCAACAGTTGAATTCTGCAACCAATGCTTTTACAAATCAAACACCGTTATTGATCACTAGCGAAAGCCAAGTCAGTGGAACACCGGCAGTGCCGTTAGCATCTATAGGACAAATTGGCCAATACGCATTGGTATTTGTCAACAGTTCGGGTACAGGAACTGCCGGAGTTGCAGATCCGATTCGTTTATTCTACAAAGTTGGTGCTACAACTACTTCGGGTAGTGGATACACCAGCTACAACAACACATGGGTGCAAGTGGGTTCTGCAAACTGGCAAGCCAGTTTGCCAGTTGCTACTGGAAATGCAACACCCACATTTACAGTATCAACCACATATACTTTAAGTATCAATAATACAACAGTAACTTATACACCAAGCGGTAGCCCGGGTACAGTTGCTGGACTTGCAGCCGCAATTAATTCGGCAGCTATTGCTGGAATTTATGCAAACGCAACCAGCGCAGGTTACTTGCAATTGTTTGTAACCAGTGCAGCCACAGGCTATAGTGGTTCTGGTGTAGGAACTGCGGTAGTGGTTGATGGTACAAATACCCCATTGAACAAATGCGGTATCACTGCACAAACTTACAACTGCCCGATTTTATTATACGGAAATTATGCAGTCAGCCCCACAAACGGTTGGTTCAGCACAGTACCCAGCGGTGGCACATTTACTGGATATCCAAGCGGGTCAATTTGGTGGCAGACTGGCGCAATTGGCGGTGGTATGAATCTGGTATTAAAACAATACAGTTCTGCAACCAGCACATTTGTGCCTTTGACAGTTCCTGCATATGGCCCACTAAGTGGCAGCACTGGCGGACTAATGTCAGCAACTTATGGACTAGATCCATTGGGTGGCGGAACAAATATTGCAGTGGGTCAAGTGTATGCCGATTACAGCTTGTACGACAGTTCAAGCAGCAACAGTTTGAAATTCTTTGTCAACACCGCATCTGGAGTCACAAGTGCAACTGGTGCAACACCGGCAACAAGCATTAGTGGTTCGTTTACAATACAGGCCACACAACCAGGCACCACAACACTTACCACAATTCAAACAGTGACTGCAAGTACCAGCACTGCAACACAGGTGGTACAAGCAATTCAAGCACTTAACATTCCATATGTTACTGCAAGCATCACTTCTAGCGGAACAGTCAATTTGACTCATACTGCAGGTGGTGTAATTATTCTTACAAACACATCAAGTACTCCACTGGGAAGTAATTCAGGCAGTCCTGGATTGGGTTTTTACTCAGGCGGCGGAAGCAACTATTATGTTGCTGGTACCGGAGTTGTTTACATTACTGATTTCAGCGATATTACATCAAGTATTGATGATAGTCTAACACAACCTTACACTGCTCCAACATCAGGAACCTACTGGTATTACAGTAATCCTGCTGATATTGACATCATGATCAATGATGGCGGCCACTGGAGAGGCTACAGATCTACAAGCCTAGCACTTGATGCACGCGGATACAATCTGCAGGCAACAGATCCAAACGGAGTTATTATTACTCCTACTACTGCTCCAACAACCAAGAGCACCGGTTCGGCATTAACTGCTGGTGATTTATGGTTAGATAGCGGTGATTTAGAAAATTTCCCAAGTTTGTATCGCTACAATGGCACAACATGGGTAGCAATCAACAATCAAGATCACACCAGTCTCAACGGTATCATATTTGCCGATGCACGTTGGGATACCAGTGGCACAACCGATTTAATTACCGGCAGTTTGCCAAGCATCCCTGCTTTGTTATTGAGTGACTGGGTTGATCAAGACGTACCAGATCCAAGATTGTACGCACGTGGAACACTGTTGTTTAACACACGTCGTAGCGGATACAATGTCAAGAAATATGTTGCTGATTATTTTAACAGTACCAGTTTTCCAAATCCTGGATCAGTTCCTGGAACAAGTGGCTCATTGAACACTGCTGATGGTGGTGCTGCATGGGTCAGTGCTGCCGGACTTGATTCTAATGGAGTCATGTATGCAGGATCAAAAGCACAACGTGCTATCATTGTTGGAGCAATGCAAAGTGCAATTGACAGTAATCTAGATGTACTGTCACCAATTTACAACTTCAATTTGATTTGCGCTCCCAACTATCCAGAGTTGATCCCCAACATGTTGACCTTAAACGACAACCGTGGTGATACTGCTTTTGTCATTGGTGACACACCAATGGATCTAGCACCAAACACTGTTGATATCACAAACTGGGTTAACAACGAAACCGGTTCAGGATTACCAAGCGATGCTGCATCAAGCCCGTATCTGGCATTGTACTATCCAGCAGGACAAACAAATGACCTAAGTGGCAATCAAATTGTTGTTCCTGCAAGTCATGCAGTGTTGCGTACATATTTGTACAATGATCAAGTGGCTTATCCTTGGTTTGCACCAGCTGGTGTTAATCGTGGTCTAGTAAGCAATTTAAACAACATTGGTTATATTGATAGCGCAACTGGACTTTTTGTACAAAACTCGGTAAGTCAAGGTCTACGTGACTCATTGTTTACATTACAGATCAATCCAATTACACAATTGCCAAATTCGGGTCTTGTGATATTTGGACAATTGACTCGTGCTGCTAGCAGTAGCGCACAAAATCGTGTCAACGTTGTTCGACTAGAGAATTATCTAAGAAGAACATTTACTACGATCAGTAATGGATATTTGTTTGAGCCAAATGATGCTACAACACGTAAATCTATTGCACATCAAATTGAAAGTGCATTGGGTAACGTATTGGCATTGCGTGGATTATACGATTTCTTGGTAATCTGTGACACAAGCAACAACACTTCAGCCACTATTGCAAACAATCAACTGTATGTGGATGTTGCAATTGAACCAATTAAAGATGTTGAGTTTATTTACATTCCGATTGCTATTTACAATCCAGGCGAAATCGCAGCCCTGAATGTGCAGTCAAGTTAATTTGATAAATAATAGTAATAGGAGAATAATATGGCAACCGGAAGTCTAAGCAATTTTACAGTAGCACCAGCAGCTGGGCAAGTGGGTGGTACACTGTTAATGCCAAAGTTAAAGTATCGCTTTCGCGTTACTTTTATTAACTTTGGTGTCAGTGCTACAACCACAGAACTAACAAAACAAGTGGTTGACATCAAACGACCAAGTGTGCAGTTTAACCCAATAACACTGGATGTATACAACAGCAAAGTTTATTTACAAGGTAAACCCGAATGGCAAGACACAACAATTAATTTACGTGACGATGCAACTGGCGCAGTAAGTACATTGGTCGGTCAACAGATTCAGAAACAGTTTGATTTCTTGAATCAAGCCAGTAGCCCAACCGGTGTTGACTATAAGTTTTCTTTGTTGTACGAAATGTTAGACGGCGGAAATGGCTCTACAACTGCCAACACCCTTGAAGCATGGGAATTGGACGGATGTTTTATTACCACTGCCGACTACGGAGAAATGAATTATGGAACCAACGACGATGTTCGTATTGCGTTAACTATCAAATTTGATAATGCAATTCAAACAGTTGGCGGAGCAGTTGGTTCAGCTCAGTACAGTACCGCATCAACCAACACAACTGGTTCTGGAGTCAACTCCGGCTAATAACAAGTTGATAACTTTTTAAATTTGCCCGGACTTAAAAATCCGGGTTTTTCTTTAGATAAATATTAGTATGGCTACAACAGATAAACCCGGACGAGTAATACAACGTAATTATCAACATGCAAGTAGAATCTTTGTTGATGGTAATTATAGACTAAGCCCCAAATATGGATTCCTATTCTATGTGGAATTTGATTTTAATCCCTTAATTACCAACGTCAGTAACACCAGTGCACAAGAAATGGGCATGATTGTGAAGTCAGTGAACCTACCGAGTTTTACCATGGCAGTGAAAGAACACAATGCTTACAACCGTAAAAATTATGTTCAAAACTCAATCAAGTACGATCCAGTAACAATAACCTTCCATGACGATCAAGCCGACAATGTTTTAAACTTTTGGTATGACTACTACAGTTTCTATTATCGAGACAGTGACTATAATGACAGTACATATCAATTGATCAACAAGTATCAAGAACGACCCAGTTTTGAATGGGGATACACTCCCAAACCCGTTGGCAGTTACAATGCCGCAAATGCCTATCAAACCTATCAATACATACAGGCCATTAGAATTTATAGTCTGTATCAAAAACAGTTTGACGAATACGAGTTGGTGAATCCCATAATTACCAGTTTCAAACATGGTCAACATGCCAATGGTGATAATGTCAATTTACTAGAACATCAAATGAGTATTCAATTTGAAACAGTAAAATACTATAATGGTTACACCACTGCCGGTACCGCAGGTGGCTACATTGATCTGCATTATGATACCACACCAAGTCCAATTACTGCACAAGAAAACAACCTACCAGCAGCTGCAACACAGGCACCGGCAAACGGCAACATCTTAGACTTTGCAATGCGAAATGCAACTGCTTTGGGTGGCGCAGTTGTACCTGCTCCAGTCAGTACCAACTTGGCAGCCGCAGTCAGTGCACAAACCACTGCCGCAATAGCAGCAGGAACTCCCAGTTTGACTGTTACTACCAGTCAAGGTTATCTGTTGCCCAGTCTCGGTACACTGACCACTGGCATTAATAACAGCGCAATTCTTTCTGCGCAATTATATCAAGCAACCACACAGTTGGCAGGAACTGCAGCTGGTACTTTGGCTGGAGGTGTGGTTACCGGATTGCAACAAGGTTTAGGCGCTCAGGGCACAGCAGTATTGGGCATGGCCACTGCCGCAATTGCCAACCCCAGTGCCGCAATTGCCACCGCAGAAAACATGGCCACAAAATTTTTGGTTGGAGCAGCTACTTCTGGAGTCAATCGTCTAACGTCGCAACTGGCCACAGGATTAACAAACACAGTATCACAAGCTGCTGGAGACTTGAATAATAGTGCAGGATCATTGTTATTTGGATCAGGTACCTTTACTGGCGGACTAGTTGGATCGCTCAATACTTTGTATACTTCGACTGCTGCATCACTTGATATTGCAACTACAACTGGACTACCTACAACTACTGCTGTTGTTCAGAATCTAGGTTATATAGAAGGACCATAATATGACAACATCAGTTACTACCGCAACAAATACGTCTGCACCTGACTTGTCAATTGACCAAACCAATGGTGATCGATATTTTAATAATTTTTCTGCAATCAATTTTAGTATCGGTCGAGCCAACGATGCCTTGGTCGCATATTTTCAAGAATATACTGGCAATGCTGCCAGTGGCCAGGCCTTGGCAGCCGCGGTTATATACACTGCACGATTGCAAGCAGTCGATCCCATGCAGGTATTAACACAATTTAAAAACATGACCGCAAATGAATTAAACACTTATTTGGCGGCCTTTTTAAATTTCAATCGAATCCCTACCAGTCTAATCGGAATTAAAACTACGCCAATGACCAGTGCATTTGTAACTCGGGCAGTGTTACCATAATGAGTAAATATGCACAAGGTAAATTTCAAATGACAAATCCTGCCAAGTATGTGGGCAACAAAACTCCCACATATCGAAGTAGTTGGGAATTCGTATTCATGCAGTTTCTAGATCAAAATCCCAGCGTGCTGCAGTGGGCTAGCGAAGCAGTGCATATCAATTATAAAAATCCCTTGACTGGAAAAAACACAATATATGTTCCGGATTTTTTAATGGTGTACAATGATTCCAACGGCACAACACATGCCGAAGTGATCGAAGTCAAGCCCTCCAAAGAAACCACATTAGAAGGTGCCGGTAAGAATGTACGCAATCAAGCTGCTGCAATTCTAAACATGGCCAAATGGCAAGCTGCACGAGCCTGGTGCGCAGCCAACCGGTTACAATTTCGAGTTGTGACCGAAAATGATATTTTCCATATGGGCGGAAAACGCAAATAAATAGATGCATGCTCAAATGTAATGCACTAACAAACGGGTTAACTATATTACCCAATGGCAAGGTTGCTCCTTGTTGCTTGTTCGATAATAACTACGCAGAAACTTTTAAATCGGGTCAGCAGAGATTTATAGAAATACGATCCGCATTTGATCGTGGTGAAAAACATACAGCCTGTTCGGCCTGTTGGACGTCGGAAGCCGACGGCATGACCAGCCTAAGGGAAAGTTTCTACAATACCAAACCCATCACCAACGGCATCAACTTTTTAGATTTACGTAATACCAATATCTGTAATCTTGCCTGTAGAATGTGCGGCCCATTTTTTAGTAGCACCATTGCCAAAGCTGAAGGACGAGAACATTATATCACACGTGCTCCATTGGATGATTACGTGTCAGATATTGACTTTGATCAATTAAACGATGTATACTTTACCGGCGGAGAACCTTTTCAAAATCCCGATCACTGGCGAGTACTTGAACTGATCAAAAATCCTGAAAAAGTTACATTGAGATACAACAGTAACCTGACGACCTTGACCTATAAAGATCGGCACATATTTGACTATTGGCGACCGTTTCGAAACATATTTTTTCAAGTCAGTTTAGAAGGCTATGGCGAATTAAACGATATGATACGTATTGGTAGCAGCTGGGACAATATACAAAAAAATCTTGAACAGTTGCTTGAATATAGCAAAACACACAGCAATTTTAGATTGGCAGTATTTGTTTGCATCAGCATGATGAATGTTTGGGAACTGGAAACTCTAGTAGATTATCTTAACAGTGTGCAGATACCTGAAATAAATGCAATTTATATAGAACATCCCGATACACTATCATTGAGTTCAATGCCACCTGATCGCCGACATCGTGCACGGGACATACTACAAAAAATTATTC